AGCACTGGTTGAAGGCGCCGCCCGCATGGGGGTGCAAGGTCAAGAGAACCTGCTCAAGTTCGCCAGAACCTCCGCCAAGGCGGCCACCGCCTTTGAGTTGCCGGCCGGCCAGCTCGCCGAAGACATGGGCAAAATCGCCAACCTCTACAAAATCCCCATCGGCAACATCGAAGAGCTTGGCGACGCCATCAACTACCTCGACGACAACGCCCAATCCAAGGGCGCAGACATCATCGACGTGCTGCAACGCCTGGGCGGGGTAGCCGACAAACTCGACTTCCGCAAAGCCGCCGCGCTGGGTTCTACCTTCCTAAGCCTGGGGGCTGCGCCGGAAATTGCCGCCAGTGCCTCCAACGCCATGGTGCGCGAGCTATCCATCGCAACCATGCAAAGCAAGCGCTTTCAGGCCGGGATGAAAGCGATCGGCATGCAGTCAACCGCTGTAGAAAAGGCCATGGCCACCGATGCCATGGGTACCATCACAAAAGTGCTGGAGAAGATTAAGAAGCTCAACGTCGAAGACCAGCTCAGGGTTACCACCCAGATATTCGGCAAGGAATACGGCAAAGACGCGGCCAAGCTCTCCAACAACCTGGACGAGCTCTATCGCCAGCTGAAACTGGTGAACGCCGAGAAGTCGAGGGGGTCGATGCAGAGAGAGTCAGACATAGACAAGGACTCGCTCTCATCGCAGTGGCTGATCCTGCAGGCCGGGATAAAGAACGTGAAGGCAGACCTCGGCGAGAAGCTACGCGGCTCACTGATGGACATAATCAAGTACATCAAGCAGATCGTGGTGGGTGTTCGTCACTGGGTTGAAGAAAACCCGGAGCTGGCCAACACCTTGGTGCGTGTCGCAGCGGTGACTTCGGTCATCGCCATCGCCATGGGCGGGCTATCGCTGGCAGTCGCTACCCTGCTGGGGCCTCTGGCTATCATGAAACTCATCTTCGGGGTGCTGGGGGTCACCTTTGGCGGCCTGCTGGGTGCGATAGGGGCACTCCTTGCCCCATTGGCTGCCATTGCCGCGCTGGGGATTGTCATCATCAAGTTTTGGCAGCCCATCAGCGCATTTTTCAGCGGTCTATGGCAGGGCATCATGGCCGGACTCGCTCCCGTCTTTGAAGCCTTCAAGCCGTTCGCCCCGCTGATTGATGGCATCGGTACCGGGGTTAAAGCGCTATCAGGCTGGTTTGGTGACCTGCTAGAACCAATCAAGTTTTCCAAGGAAACGCTGGAAGGGTTCGGCAGCGCCGGCCAGTTCGTCGGCAGAATCCTGGGCGAGGCCTTCAATCTGGCCCTCACCCCGCTCAAGGCCTTTCTGAAGGGGATCGAATGGCTGCTCGAATCGCTTGGCATTCTGGAAGCCAAGAAGTTGCCGAGCTTCCAGATGACTGCGCCGACCGCATCCACACCGGGTTACCTGAATGGCAACTTCGGCTCGCCAGCACTCTCCAACGGGTACAGCTACGGCCATCGCATCGTGCAGACTGCCAAGCCAGTTCCAACCAGAGGGGCATCGTCAACCACAGAGATCAACGCCCCCATCCATATCGTTCAGCAGCCAGGGCAATCAGCCGTCGATGTGGCGCAAGAGGTGCGCCGCGAATTGGACAAGCGCGAGCGGCAGGCCGCCGCCCGTGGCCGCGCCACGCTGGGCGATCGAAACTAAGGAGCAACCACCATGATGATGACCCTGGGCTGGTTCGTGTTTATGCGCTCGACCGTTGCCCCACAATCACAGCAAGACGAATGGGCATGGCGCCACCCGGGCAATAACCGGGTCGGTGCCCGCCCGGCTTACCAATTTCTCGGCCCTGACGATGAAACCAGCACCCTGAGCGGAGTGCTCTACCCAGAGTTGACCGGCGGGCCGGTGTCACTCGACATGCTGCGCCAGATGGGCGACAGCGGTGAAGCCTTCCCCCTGATCCAGGGCGATGGCGTGATGCGTGGCTCGTTCGTGATAGAGGGCATCAGCACCACCCGCACCGAGTTTTTCAGCGATGGTGCAGCCCGCAAGATAGAGTTCAGCATCAAGCTCAAGCGGGTCGACGACAACGACAGCACGCTGGGCAACACCCTGCTGGGGCGCACCGCGGGCAACCTGCTCGGCCGCTTGGGGGTGGGCAAACTCATGGGTAGCATCGGCGGCAAGCTGGGGGGGATCCTCTGATGGGGGCACTTGACCAGTTCGGCAGCCGACTGGCAGAGAATCTCGGCATCACCAGCTCGCTCGATGCCATGCGCCAAGGCCATCCGGTGCCGGCCTACCAGGTGCTGGTCGATGGCAAAGACATTTCGGCCGCCATCCGCCCGCGCCTGATGTCGATGACCATCACCGACAACCGGGGTTTCACTGCCGACACCATCGAGATCACCCTCGATGACAGCGACGGTCAGCTCGACATGCCGCGCCGGGGGGCCACCCTGCGCTGCCTCATCGGCTGGCAAGGCAGCGCTCTGGTCGACAAGGGCACCTACAAGATTGACGAAGTGGAGCACGGCGGGGCCCCAGATGTGCTCACCATTCGGGGCAAATCGGCTGACCTGCGCGGCAGTATGAACAAGCTGCGCGAGCGCAGCTGGCACCAATCCACCGTCGGCAGCATCGTCGAACAGGTGGCCGCCACCTACCAGCTCACCCCCTGCGTGGGTGACTCGCTCAAGGGGCAGCTGATCGACCACATCGACCAGGCCAACGAAAGCGATCTGGCCTTCCTCACCCGCTTGGCCGGCCAGTGCGATGCCATCTCTACCGTCAAATCTGGCCGCCTGATGTTCATCAAGGCAGGCCAGGGCACCACCGCAAAGGGCCAGCCGCTGCCAGCCATCACCATCACCCGCCAAGATGGCGATCAGCACCGCTTCTCAGTGGCAGACCGCGACGCCTACACCGGCGTGACGGCCTACTGGCAAGACAACAAAGCCGCAGAGAAAAAGAAAGTCGAGGTGAAGCGCAAGAGAAAGACCAAGCCGAAACCAGAGCGGCCATTGCCGCCGGGCGTCGTGGTCAATAAGAAAGAGAACGAGTTGCTGGTCGGCAGCAGCGAGAACGTCAAGGAGCTGCGCCACGTCTACGCCAACCAGGCCAACGCCATGCGGGCGGCCAGGGCAGAGTGGGAGCGGATCCAGCGCGGGGTGGCCGAGTTCGACATCACCTTGGCCAGGGGCAGGCCCGAGCTCTACCCGGAACAACCCACCACCGTCAGGGGGTTCAAGCCACAGATAGACGAGGCCGACTGGCTGCTCACCCAGGTGGTGCACGACCTCACCAATCAGGGCTACACCAACCGCTTGCAGCTCGAGGTGAAACTCGACGAGCTACCGGAATAAAAATGGCGGCAGAAGATAAACTGCCGCCACTTCATCGCCATGATATAAAAGAAACACCACAAGCGACTGATTATTAAAGATATTTAAAATAAAATATAATCGAGATGGTTGTAGTTAAGGTGTGACAAGCTATTTTCACTCCATCCTTAAAATGCCCTGGCACCATCAAATTTCGTCGCCACTTTATCGCCACCACTCACCACAAACAATACAACAAATTGATTTAAAAGAAATTATTTAACCGCACACAGTAGAGGTGATTGTAG